TGTCTGCGCCTGTGTGTAAGTGTTTGCTAAGTTAAACGCACCATAAGAAACAATGTCTACAATGTCGCCTACTGTTGCGCCTGTCGCTAGAACTATTGCTGTGCCTGACGTTGCAGCATAATCGACTGAAATTTGCAGCTTAATTCCGTTGAGATATACGTCCACAAAGCCAGCGTCATAGGTCACAGAGAATGACGTTTGGCTTGCGGTTGCTGTGTATACCACTCGCTGTGATGTGCCATTGACTGCCGAGCCTGCGTCAGCCCAACTTGAGCCGTTGTAGACGCGCATTGAGTTTGCTGTGCTGTTGAAATAAAGCGCACCTGTAATAAGACTATTGCCGTCATTATCGACAGATGGGTTGGAAGATTTGGCCCCAAGATACCTATCGTCAAATGAGTCAAAACTAGCAGCAGCAGCCGTTGCAGAGTTAGCAGAAGCCGTTGCGCTTGAGCCTGCGTTAGTAGCTGACGTTGACGCATTACCAGCAGACGTATTTGCAGCAGCCGCACTTGTTGCCGCAGCAGCAGTAGAGCCAAACAGGGTGTCTGTGTAGCCTTTAGTGGACGCATCTTGTGCTTGAGTCGGGTTAGATACACCCGTAATCTTGTTTGCACCCATTGCGATTACACCAGACATAGTGCCACCGCTAAGATTTAACTTGTTACCACCGCTGCCGCCTGCATCAACGTAAGCCTTATTAACTGCATCTGTGCCAGCAGAGGGTGTCCCAAGACCCGTGATCTTGTTTGTACCCATTGCCAAAATGCCCGTCATTGTGCCGCCTGACTTGGCTAATTTAGTGGCAATGCTGTTTGTTACAGTAGTTGAAAATGAGGCATCATCACCCATTGCTGCTGCAAGCTCGTTAAGGGTATCTAGTGCGGCTGGAGCATTATTAATGACGTTAGCTATTGATGTGTCAACGTAAGCTTTAGTGGCTGCGTCTGAGTTTTGTACTGGATTAGATAGGCCCGTAATGGTTGCCGATGTACCAGCGTCCATATCAAGCGAACCAGCAATTGTTACATGGTTAAACGCACTTGTGCCTGTTTGGGCTGTAATATTACCTGTCACATTGCCTGTTACTGCGCCTGTGTGAACGCCTGCTGTGTTACCCGTGACGTTTCCTGTAACTGCGCCAGCTATCGGGCCGACAAAGTTTGTGGCTGTAACTGTGGTTCCAACGACTGTAGAAGCCGCAGAAGCACCCACTTGAGTACCATCAATAGTGCCGCCATTAATATCAATGCCCGTTACAGGCGTTGTGCCGCCTAAAATGTTGTCTGTTTTCGTCCAGTTCGCATTTAGTTTCGTACCCCAACTATCATCGGAAGCACCATTTTCTGGTTTTACAAACCCATAGACGGGTGTATTAGTATCAGCCATTTTTAAATCCTAATATGAATCTATTTTCATTTTCATGCCAGAACCGCCTAATTTAGCCTTCTGACTGTCTTTATTCAGGTTTAACACTGCGGCATTGTACAATGATGCCCACAGTGTAGTCCTTTCATCGTCTTTTAAATACGGTGCTGAATGAATTAGTGTGCCGTAAAGATAAACGTCTGGTGCATACGTCAACAGCCAGTTAGTGGTGTTTGAGTCGCTAAGTGCTGCTGTGCGAGACTTATAGATAATGTCCAGAACAAACGTGCTTGATGGGCTAGGCTGTAATTCAATGTCACTACCACTGATTGCGTAGTATATCGGCCTACCTGTTGAGTTATTGCTGTCAGAGCGTTTCTTAGCAATCTCTGACATAGATAGCAGAGTCAGTTCACTTGTTCCATCACTTTGCACTGTGAGCCGCACAGGCTCTAACCAGTTAGTAGGCAAGGCGGTAAACTGTGATGACACATTTAATGTGCTTTTAACTTCCATGCGCCAATGTCTAACGTCACGGTTGATGTTTGATTCAGCCAAATGAATAAATGATGGCACTGTGGCAGTAAGATCATCACGGTTCAAGAAGTCTGCAACAGAAGTCTTTAGCTCTGCGTATGTAGTGATTGCCATCATAATTCCTTTAAGTTATTAGACATTATACCCTAAAGTATTCAATCATAGGTAATGTCAAATTAAATAGGCCCAATGTCAAGCAAACCTTTTTTATTTTCTTCCATTACTTTGTCACCAACAAATGCAGCAGTACCTATAGCACCTAATGGAATCATTAGCTTCTTAGTTATATCAAGTGGGTCAAATATAGCCGCCACTTTACCAAGTTGTTTATTATTCACATGGTATCCGCTATAGCCTGCGTCATAAATGTTACGCTCACCTTTAGTTACGTCACCTTTTGCTGCTTTCCATAATCCATCTGGATCTGTATTAACATTATAGACTTGGGCAGCATCAATCTGAGTTTCAACTTTTTTATTGCCTAACATGTTTTCTTTTCTGTAAGGCGTTACAACGTCATCACCCTCTATTCCACCATACCATCTGTTAACGAAATCTGGTTGAGCCGATCTGTTGCGTTCTGATATAGTCCTTCCAGCCGCTCCTTCTCCATACCGATTAGGGTCGAGACGCTCAATTGATCTGGTCGAATAATGTACAATGCGGAGGTTTCCTGAATCATCAATTGCTCCTTCAAGCCCTGTATTGTTATCTGCTCTAAGATCGTCAAATCTTTTTCGTCTAGCATATTGCTCTGGTGTCCCTTTTTCTGTTATGTAGTTTGGCAGATTACCAACTTTCTGATCTGCAAATATTGTATCTTCAATTACTGCTGATCTATTTTTATCCCCATCTGGGCCAAAGTTTAATAAGCTATTCTGTCCCCTAGTCTCACTAGCCAATGCCCTTCTTGCTGGCCCTCTCATTGTACCAGCATGAGACAGGTAAGCGTTATCCTCTCCTGCGGCCCTAAAGCCTGCGCCTGACTTGGAGTGACCTTGAAAGTCATGTACTGCTCTAAACAAGTCATTATACGTTGCAGGCTGACCGCTAATCTTATAAGGCGATATTTCAAGTAAAGGGTTTTGGCTAATATCAATGGCTTGTTCAGCAGAACCATAGCCTGCGTTAGTAGGGAATACCTTTAAACGCTTGTTTTCAATTAAATCAATTAAAGATTCATACGGGCTTGTCGGGTAAGGGTTTGTGTCAAACTCTGGCCTTATTCCTTGTTTAAGCATTGCATCATACTGACCAATCAATTCTTTTTTCATTTGAGCATAGCTATCAGCTACAAATGGGTTGGTAGGATCATGCCGCATTAACTCGTATTCCCTAGCCGCTAACGCCCCAAATTCTGCGTCTACAGGGTTTAACTGATTAATAGGGCTGTAGGGTATGCCTGACTGCTTTGCATAGTCTATAGCTGCTGCTTCTGCGTCAGGGTTGGGGCCAATGTTAAGTAATCCACGTTGAGGAATGTTAGCAGGCATAGGTGCGCCAGATAATGGAGCATCACCAAAACTATTCATTAATCCTTTGGCTTTATTAGCTGTATTTTTAACTGCTTTTTTAACAAAGCCTGCCATAGCTGCTTTACCGCCACCCGTTACTAAGTCCATTAAATCAACTATAGGTGTAACAGTGCGTATACCTTGCGCTTCTGGGTTTTGTAGATAATAGGGTAATGGATCGCTTACACGCTTTAAGTATTCGGCTTCTGCTGACTGCATCTGACTAAGCAAGCCCTGCTTACCTAGCTCTAAGTTTGGACGGTCAGAAAGTAAACCAACACCAATAGAGCCAGCTTTTTTGTAATCCTGCACTTGGGCCATGTAGTCGTCTAACAATCCAGCCATCAGATAATCACCTTACAATAAATATAGTCAGATTGTATCACAACTAAGCCAGACCTTTAATACCCCTGATGATCGGGCCAGAATGCTTCTTCTTGCGCCTTCCTAGATCCCCTGATGCGAATGCTTGGGCCATCTGTCTTAGTGCGTCAGCGGCCTCACTGTGGCCCTCAGATTTATCTGGGATGTGCGACCATCTGCCCTCACTGTTTGACCACTTGCGCCTATAAGACTTTAAGTGATCTAGTCCTGCTTCACATTTAACATCGTCAATGTACAGGTACGGAAAAACGTCTGATGTTTGCTGGATACCCCAGAGTATGTCTTGAATGCGAGGCACTATGCGCCAGTTACAGGATGGCATTAGTTCTTTAAGCATCTGCTTTGGTGACTTGTTGCTAGTCTGACCCTGCCTCTTGTGATCCGCATCGTGAGGCAAATATATGTCCTCAAACACTAGATCAAGCGATTTAAGCCACTTTACCGCATGGCTGTATGGTTCTGACCATGCTTCCCAGAAGTTTATACAACGTAGCTCTAAGCCCACTTGCTGTACCACCCATATAGCGCATCCATCGCTAGCCCCGATATCGAAAAAAGCCATGCAGGGGTGAGACTCTACGACAGGAATTCTACCGATTCGACCGTCTATGTGAGCCTGATTAATTTCACGCAGCCAAAAAGCACCTTCTGGATACTCTAAGAAGTCGCCTTCCCAAACGTGCATTGCCGTATCTGGCCTACGCTTTAAATCTTCTTGACGCTCTTGCTCCAAGACGTTAGGAAACCACGGGTTGTCTGACCAGTTAACTTTAACGATCTTAGCATTTTCTGGTGGGTCTATTCGGTATCGCTTGTGAGTTGCACTGTCTTTAGATTCTGGGTTCCAAGTTACCCACACCTCTGAGCCTGTGCCATCTGCTTGTTCTTCACGCACCGTTGGCATGAGTTTGCGCCACGCTTCTTCTGATACGCCTTCTGCCTCATCTATCCATGCAAGCAGCAGCTTGGCCTTAGATTTAATGGAATCTAGGTTATGTCGCAGGCCAGCAAACACATACTTGATACGACCATCTTTTGATCTGATGTATCGCTCACCTATTTCATAGTAATCTTCTAGCCAATCGACTGAGCGTATAGCGGCCTTGACTTCTTCAAGTGATGATTCTTCTAGCGAGTTAAGATGCTCACGACCACAAAGTATCTGACCTGAGATTCCTGAGTTGCCATAGCGGTATCCCTCAACAGCAGTCATCAGAGCAAAGCTTCTCGTCTTGCCACTGCCCCTCCCTCCCCATGCTCCCCGTATCCTCGCGGAACCTTGAAACACTTGTACCAGTTTAGGCGGTAGTTCTATCTGACCGACATTCATTAAACGTCAAACTCTTTGGCAACCAGTTCAATTTTAGACTTAGGGGCCATTGAGCCATCACTGCTGATCTGATCCACTGTACTCTTTTCTGACAAGCCATGCT